TTGCTCCTTTAATTAACACTATAATTATTGCTAATATTAACCACATAATTCCAGCAGATAACCCTACAGCATTACTTACATTACCTGTTACCATATTAAATCCTAATAATAATACCATCCCTATCACTAAGAATATTCCAGAAACCATAGGATTACTTCCTAATCCTATTCCTGCTAATGTTAACAATAAGAATATAGATAAAAAGATAATACTTGCACCATAGGTATCTTTAGGGTTTGATTGTAAATCTATCATAACTGATCTTAACAATACTCCATCCTTGCTTAATTTCGCTACTACAGATCCATTACCAAAATTAGAAGGTACTACACAAGTTAAAGTTCCAGAACTACTTGCAATACTATCTGAACAAACTTCAGTACTACCTATCTGATCAAATAGAGTTGAATTTAGTAGTACTGTAGATATTCCTCCACTAGGTATTGTATATATTGCTCTTAAAGTTCTACTTGAACGATTGAATGTAAATAAATAAGTAAAATCTCCTATTTGGGTAAAATCATGAGTTGAAAGGGTGCTAGTAAATACATTAAGAGAGATTGTGCAATCTTCTATAGTTGGATTTTGACAAATAGCCCTAACATTGTCAAAAGTACCTAATGTTTGTCCATTTTTAGTTACAATTATAGTATAAATTGCATCATTTAATACTAAATGAGCTATAGTCTTTCCATCTTTATCTGTTTTAGGTATCTCAACTGTTTTAAAGACTCCCTGATTAATATATTTTCTTTGTATTTGTATTAAAGCATCTTCGACAGGCAAAAAATTTGCATCTTTGAAGGTTATAATAAAATCTTCGGAATGGCTATCCAATAAATCTAATAGATCAATATTTTGAGGAGATGTAGAGTTAGATAATGAAAAATTTTGGATATTATTATACTCAACTGCATAATCATCAGCAGTATACTTTGCTTGAGCAAATAATCTATAAGTAGAACCTGCTAAATCATTTGCTAAACAGACTTGAGGATTATTATTCTGCGAATAATTACCAGAAAAAGTTATTATAGCAGTATCTGAACCTTGAGGATATAAATTAACATCTACTTCTACACTTGTATTTAATGCAGTTCCATTCATTACAAATTCTTCATCTTCATCTATCATTGTATAATTTAATATTAAAAAACTATGTGCACTACAATCATCAATCCCTAAAGTTTGAACTTCTTGAGTACTTGTGGTACTATTGAAGAGATTACCACCTGTAGAATTTATTAAATTAATTTCCCAATAAAAACTTATATTTGTATTAACAGATACTGATGGTACTGTTAATGTAGTTAAAAATGCTTTATTATTTCCATCTCCAGTAGAACTAGAAGCATAAAATGTGTTATTATATCTTAATCTTACATTTATATTTGGATAGGATGAAGCATCATAAGTAATATTAATTTCAAAAGGTTCTGTACTTCCTTCTATTGTTGAAGAATTAAATGATCTAGAATTTTCTACAAATCCATTAGAAGCATCAAATAAAAGAGCTAGATAAGTTATTCCAGCAGTTGATAGATATTTATTACTGAATGTATGAAATGTGAATGGGATTGTACATACATCTCCTGCATAATTACAGACATTTAAAAAGCTCTGCATTGTTGAAGCAAAGTCTGGAGTTCTATTTTGATCATTTAAAACTCCATCAGTATAATTCCATATTGTTGTACCATTTAATGTTATGTAAGGTTTGTATGGAGGGAATTGATTAGAAAATTGAGTAGCTGTCGTTGTACCATTATTTCCTGAAGTTCCAGCACTTCCCACTGTTCCACCAAGAGCATCACAATCATTTCCAGTTCCATCATCCTGAAAACTTCCTTTAGCTCCTCCACTTCCACCAGCTCCACCAGTTAAAGATTCAGTACCTGTACCTTCAGTTACACTTCCATAAATATAGTATATACTTCCTGCTCCAGTACCACCACCTCCTCCACCACCACCACCACCACCTGCACTAGCACAATAATCAGCATCCTGGTGATTTGCTTGTCCATCACCACCATTACCACCAACTCCACCAGCAGTTCCAGTTAAATCATAAGTTCCACCATCTCCATCTATATAGTTTGCTTCCATATAGAAATGGATTCCATATGTTGAACCTCGTTGTCCACCTCCACCACCACCACCACCACCTGATGCTCCATAAGTACTAGATGCACCTCCATCATTTCCATTAGCACCATTTCCAGTAGTTCCTCCATTTCCTCCATTTGGATCAGCACTTCCATCTACTTGTGCACAAGCTCCTCCACCTCCACCACCAGTTCCTCCATTTCCTCCATTAGTTGAATCATCAGTAGTTGGACAAGCTCCTCCACTTCCACCAGTAGGACTTGATGCAGAACCAATTGCACCATTTCCTCCCACAGCATCTCTATCTTCTAATCCAGTTTCTTCAGCATAAGCTCCTCCACCACCTCCACCACCACCATAACCTGAAGATGCCGAACCACCATTACCACCCTCACAACCAGCACTATTTGAACAGGCTTCTCCACCTCCTCCTCCAGCACCACCTTGTGCAAAGCTTTGTGTTGGAAACACTCTTCCATGACTATCTGTATACGAAGAAACGGTAGTTAATATATCATCTAAATTAACTGTCCCATCTATTATTATATGACTTTGAGATCTTAAATATAAAACAGATCCACTTGTATCTGTTGTTGTTAATGTCATTCCTGCACCTAATTCAAATGATGAAAAATTATATTCATGATTTAATTTAAGAAGTGTAAGTGTATTACTGGTATTTGAATAATCAACTCCATCAACCATATTTCCAAAAGTATCAGCTGTTCCATCAGAAGCATTAAACTTAACTACCCCTAAAGCTCCATCACCTCCATAATTTGAAGTTCCAGTCTTAGTTAAATTAAGTCCAGCAGTAACAACTAATGTACTTGCCCATTCTAAATATTTTGTTTGAGTTGGTTCTGAAGGATTAATAGTAGTCATTGTAACATTCCCTGTAGTACTCGAATCATTAAATTCATTAGAAGAATATGCTGAGACTAAACCAAGTGATAAAAATAACATACATGAAAACATCCAAACAATTAAAAAAGTTTTTTTCAATATCATATAATTTCCTCCTGAAATATACCTGAACTTTCTATTCCACTAAATAAAACAACCCCTGCTACAAAGACTATGAAAGTTAAAATGCTAGGAGAATATAATATCATAAAACTAAGAACAGTATGTTCTTTTAATCTTGTAGCTAGATCATCAGTTCCATCATAAAATTCTTCATACATATTACTAATAAAAATACTACCAACTATTAATGTTAATACCATCATAAGATAAAATCCTATCAACCATTTACTAGGAGCTGTCCTCATGGTAAAGGCAATAGCAATAGTAAATACTAACATGAGAATATAAAGTACACCTGTTAGCCAGGTGAATTGTTGTATAATATTATCTACTGGAGCTATAGTAAAACTTGCAATCTCTGTAAAATTACTATCCCCTACCATTCCTAAATCACTTAATTCTGGAACAGCTACATCAAAAACAAAATTAAGAACAGAACTACCTACAACCATAATAAATCCTAGAAATAATACTACAAATAAGATCACAAAAAAATAGATCATTGATACTATATTTCCTTTTTTATTCATTTTCTTCTCCTTTTAGGTTTCCTTTCCAATTCTTCTTTCATTATATGATAGCCCTCTGTATTTCTAGCTAGAGATGTCATCTCTCTTAGACTTAATTCATCTGGTTTATTTTTTGATAATCCTTTGACTGCTCTTAGTAAAGCTATCTTCTTTAGATCTCTTGCAAAATCTACATCTACTCTTTCTAATTTTGATTTCTTTTTCATGGTCCTTGAACATCTATCCCCCTTTCTATCATTTTTTTCATTTCCCTATCTTTGAATATTTGAATGAATAAAAAAGCAAACCAGATAACAGTCATAGGTAGAGTGATTGTCATCATTATTCTATATAAGTTAAATAACATATCTCCAAACATAGTATCATTAGCATAAACTAAAGCTAGATTAGATGATGTAAAAACTATCACTAAAAGTATTACCCATGAAAAAACCCACAAGATAGATCTAAGATATTTCAAATTATTTATACTAAGTAATCTTCCATAAGGATCAGTATCATTTCCTTTAGGCAATTTTCCCATACCATACATATTAACTATAAACAAAAATACTAATATTGCTAAGAAGGATATGTACAATATCCCCTTAGTAATATCTCTTCTCTCCCCTGTTCCAGTTACATCATATGTAAATTCTGAGATTGTTCCATTCGTATTGGGGCTGATGATAATACAGGCATAGTTTCCTATAGAATCTGTTGGTAGTGTAATATTGTAGAAGCTTGGATTATGTGTCATAGATTTATTGTTTAAGGCATTACTACCATTAGGATATTCTACAGAAATTATTAAGCTAGTACCTGAAGAACAATAACTATTATTTTCATCTAAACATCTAAATCTAAAATTTACATCCTCATTATGTTTGAAGGTATAAGAAGCCCCCATAACTAGATTAATCGTTAAAAGTATTGCAATTAAAATAAATATTTGTTTTTTCATGGGAATAGTAAATCCTGATTTATTTGAACATAAGGTACTTGGTTTTCTATTGAAGGATATATTTTAGCTATCTTTGATTCATTAAGTTGAGGGACTGGAATTGGAGGAGTTATATTTATATAAAATTCTCCTGTAGCAGAATTACCTAGTGTATCATTTACTGAAACTAAAAGCCAATGTATTTGGGGAGAAGATAATGGTGTATTATTTGTTATAGTTCCAGTAGAATTTATACTAAAGAAATTTGTCTGGTTAAGAATAAAAGTATCAATTCCTTGTGGATCTGTTGCATCTAAATCAAAATTAAAACTAAGATTTGCTAGTTGAGTATGATTTTGTAAATTAGTAAATGTAGGAGGATTAGTGTCAGGCAATGTAGAATTTAATACATTTAATGTAAATAAACTATAATTTGTATTTCCTAATGTATCATTAATTGAAACATTGATTGTATAGTTTGCTACATTTAACAAAGAAATATTTGTTAATAAACCAGTAGTTTTATTTATAGAAAAGACTGTTGTCCAATTGATTCCAAAAGTTCCTAATCCAAATCCAGTATCTGTTGCATCTATATCATAACTTAAACTTTGATTATTATATATTGTTTGATTTGCTGGAAGATTATCAAAAGATGGAGGAATAGTATCTATTGTAAATCTAACAGAGGAATGATTTTCTTGTCCATTTGTATCATTTGCCCAGACAGTTACATTATGTTGACCTTCACTCCAGATAATAGTAGTGATGTTAACTCCACAAGTTATAGTAGTGTTCTTAGTATAAGTATCATTTGAATACCAACAACTTGCTAGATTAGGATCTGAAACAGTATAATTAACATCTAAATTATTATCAGTACTATTTGTATTATTAGTAGGAAAAACAATATTAATATCTGGAGGAGTTATATCAGTATCTATAGTTATAATTCTTGTATCAGTTTTATTACTATTTGGGGCATCAGCATAATCATTTTTAGCATAAGCATAATAACTATACTCTCCATCAACTAATCCAGTAGTAGAATTTTGAGTTTGATTAACTTGCAGAGACCATGTGTTATCATTAATCTTTCTAAGGTTACTCATGTAAGCTTGTTTTATTTCATCACCACTTAAAGCTCTACCCCATACTCTTGGTTCATCTATACTTCCATTAAGAACTGAACTTACTGAATATTCATGTGCACCTATAGTAAACTTAGCACTAGATGTAATATTAACTGTACCTGTTGTAGATTCGCTTCCATCCTCATTTCCATCTACATAAAATTTACCTCCAATACTTCGATCCCATACAAAAGCAACATGGTGATATTCACCATCCATTATATTAGTACTTCCAGTAAAACCATTAATTAAATAACTAGGAGTTCCATCAGCTATCCAAACCTGAAGCAGTCCTGTACCATCATTTACTGAGAACCAAATTCCATTACTTGCTGAAGTTCCACCATCACTCATAATTACATGAAATGTTGTCGCTTTTGGGACTACTTTTACCCATGCCGAATAAGTTTTATCTTCAGTTAATATATCTAATCCAGGACTATCTCCTAAAGATATTTGAGAATCTTTCCCATTAAATTCAAATGCTCCACCATAAACTCCTCCAGTAGCATTGTAGATTGTATTAATTGCAGTACCAGTATGTGCTTGATCACTTACACCTACAGTTTTAGTATCATTCTCACCCAAACTACTCCTATTATCAAAATTCATCATTAATTGTAAGCTATCATTATAAATAGTATAATTAGTTCCATTCCAATTCCATTTTAGAGTATCTAAATAATATCCATCAACACTTACATTAAGATCTAAAGTTCTATTAGAAGTTATAGTTGCATTAGCTGGAGTAGGATCGGTAAAATAAATAGAAGGAGCATCAACTATTGTTAAGTTGTCATAGTAAACCTTGAAAACTGTGGAAGCATTACTTGTATAAATATAAGGTAGATTATTAGTTACCCTATTACTTGTTGGGTATTGACTATAAGGTAAACCAACATAGCATGAATTATTTTGATCTGCAAATGTAGTTCTATTTTTCCAGTTAATTCCATCACTTGAAAAAGCATAAACTAAATCTCCTGCACAATCAGATACTTGGGTTTGATAAGCAATTACAATATCATTCCTATCATTTATAGCAATATCTGGATAAAGTGAATTAGCAGTATCTATTTCCTTACAAGACCATGAAGTTAGACTAGCATTAGTTCCGTTACAAGCTATCAAATCATTTGCATCCATGAATGCAATCCATATTTCATTCTCTGGAGTTATTGCTATATTGGGTTCTCTTCCAGGATTAGGCATGATCACTCCTGCATATACTTCATGTCTAGTAAAACCATCCCTACTAGAAAAAATATCTACATCATCTTGATCTGTTCCTGAACCTACAATAAATACTTCATTGTCTGTAGTAACTTCAATATCACATTGATCAGTATCATCACTACCTGTAGTAATTGATCCTTGATCAGTAAAACTTCCTGCACCTGCAGTTTTATTAATGTAGTGCATGACATCAGCATTAGTATCATCTATTGCACAACAATGAGTAGCTCCTAAACCATCTAATGCACAACTATATCTTCCTGCTGAACCAAAAGTCGTTGAACCAAAATCAGTTATAGGCACTTCAGTTCCAAAATTATCAGTATTAACTACCTGATATGCTTCTGGAAATGAAGTAAAATCTGTTTTATATTGAATATAAACTGTAGTCCCATTACAATTTAAACTAGCTTCAGTATGTGATCCCATCATAAAATTGGGGAGTTCGGTATTAGTCCAGGTTAATCCTTTATCTGTAGAATTTCCGTAAGCTGTAGTAGAATTACTATTAATATATGCTATGTGATAATTCCCATTAACATCAATACAAAACTTATCATTCATAGGAGGTTCTGTTGCTAATGAACTAGCTGAAGATTCTGCAACTACTGAACCCCATCCTATTCTTATTTCATAACCTGCTCTTAATTTATCATAGGTTATAGTAAAATTATTTGCATTTGTTAGATCAATATAATTATCACTTACTTCAAATTCTGAAGGTTTTTTTGTTTTTATTATGGGAACAAATCTGATATCACGACCTGCTTCTGCAACTCTCCTATGATACTCTGCTTTGGTATCTTCATAACTTTGACCTTCTACTTTAGCAAAATCAATATAAACTATCATTGTAGTGGTATTAAGTTTATCAGTCCAAATATCTAAAAGTTCTTCATCACCCCCTTTGTTGATATTAAATTGGATATTACTATCTTGATCTCCAATTCCTATTCCAATAGAGTTAGCCAAGTTACCAAAAAAAGAAACAGGATTAAGATGAGCAATAGAAAAAGATTCATCCTCAGAATTATAAATGAAAGCACCCACTAATAAAATCGACATAAAGCTTATGATTAAGATAATGGGTAACATTTTCATTTTATGAGTTCCAGTTTAAAGGATTCAGTTTTTTATTAGTGGGAGGTGAGGGTCTGGGGTTAATGTTTTCAGAGATATGTATATGTTGTCTTAGTGTTTTTCTCTCTTGCCCTGCATAAGCTCTTAAATAAGTTGAATGTACAACATCTTGTATCTCTCTCATTATTATTAAGAATCTTTTTAATTTATTTTTCATTATTTGTTCTTTAATCATTTGTATTTCTAGATCTATTGTATTTTCTATTTCCTTTATGAAGCCTTCTTTTAATTTTTGTTTGTCTGGTTTCTTCCCTGTTAATTCTAATGCAAATTCCCTCAAGTTAACACGATCATCTATTCTTCCCATTAAAACTTCTTTGCATTCTTCAAAGGTAGGTTTATTGAATACCTTTTCATATTCCATAAAGATAGTATCAGCTAGATCATTAGAAAAATCCATCATTTTTTTATTAATTGTATCTTCATCATAATTAGATAACAAGGTGTTCTTTTGTACATAAAACATTAATGTGTTCATTATTAAATAAATTCCATATTCTGACAAAATTACCATGTCCTTATCTACTGCATCAGTCCAGACTCTATTCCCTGAGCCATCATCTTTTAATACTCTTCCCCTGAGTAATTGTTCTATAGTATCTAATTCTTCGGACAAATCTAATTGATCTTTTATAGTGCTTCTGTCTTGTTCTTGCATGGCTATAGATTGTTGAGCCATATTAATCTCACTATTCTGTGCATTAAATTTAGCATCCCTTAAAGCATCTTCTTGATCCTGTAGATAGTCCTGTTCTTCTCTTGTTAAGCTCATATTTTTATAGCTCCTGTTTTAATTCCCTTACTTGTAGAAGTTCCTTCCTCTACAAATATTAATCCTTTCTTTTTCTTTTTAAATCCTTTAGGGATTCCTATTCCTCCACTTACTAATCCTCCTTTCTGAGGAGTTATTTTAAATGTAGTAGCTGGTCCTCTTCCTGTAATACCTGCTCCTAAACTAATGGCTTTTCCTAGACTTAATCCTCCTGCAACAGATCTAAACTTTCCTGCAGTTTTAATTGAGACTCCAAAAGTAGCTTTTCGTACTCTTCTGGGTCTAGCCCTTCCTGGAAATGTCAGTCCAGGAAAGGTAGTAGTAGTTCTAATGGGAGTTCTTGGAAATGAAATAGTAGGAGGTCCTCTAATTACTCTAGGCTGTTGTATTATTCTTGGTCTAGATATTAATCTCTCTCTAGCTTTAGGTTGTTGTATTATTCTAGGCTGTTGTACTAATCGTGGTGATGATATTAATCTTTCACCTGCTTTAGGTTGTTGTACTAATCTTGGTTGTGATATTAATCCCTCTCCTAATTTTGGTTGTTGTATTGATCTTAATGCTGGTTGTTGTATTGATCCTAATACTCCTGGTTGTGTGATTCCTACTCTAGGTTGTTGTATTTGTATAGAAGCTAATCTTGGTTGTGATACTAATCCAAATTTCTGAGATGATGTTAATCTTGGTTGTTGTATTGTAGGAAGTCCTTTTGTTTTTGCTGTTGTTATTGGAGCAGTAATTGAAGGTATAGAAACACCTACAGGAGTGGCTATTTTTTGAGTAATTCCAGTAGTTTTTGCGAAGGATGTCTTGGCTCTTTGTTCAGCTATTGTTGATATACTTCCTAATGCTTTTACAACTGGTTCTAATTTAACTTTAGGGGTAGTTAAAGTTTTTATTGATCCACCAACTGCAGTTCCCCCTTGAGATGAGATAGGTTGCACTTGAATAATCCCTTTAATTTTTGATTTACCTGTTAAAATAGTTTGATAAGTTTTAATTTCTGGTCCTATTGCCTGTTCAAATGTGAAAAGTCCTTTTTTTCCAGTGGGTGTAACAATAGTTCCTACTTGTTCCCTAAATGCTTGTCCTTCTATTGTTCTTATATCGACTTTAGTTCTAACTCTAGGATCTGGAGCTATTAATTCTTGTTTAATTTGAACTTTACCAGAAAGTCTAGCTTTACTTACTCCTGTATAAGCTACTCCTAAATCTTTTCCTATTTTAATTGTTGGTTGAGATTGTAGAGTGGGAGGTGCAATAGTAGATACTTCTACACTCGTAACTTTTCCTTTTTTTCTAACTATTCCTCCAACATCATAGTATTCTCTGAGTCCAGTTTTGGGTTTAACAATAGATTTAGCCACTCCTAAAGATATATCTTTACCTATTCCTTTTTCTGCGATTGCTCCCATCTTTCCTTCAGTAAAAATTGGATAAGATTTCTCCCTTCCTACTTTTACAGATGATGCTATCTTGTACTCTTGGATTTTTCCAGCTAGTGTCGGTTTTATTTCAACTAAGGATGATATTTTTGGTTTAACTCTTGAAGGAATTATTCCTCTTTTAGCAATTAATCCTACATCTCTAACACCTCCAACCAATCCTATTCCAGCTAATAATCCTAAACCAGTTTTTTGTTCTAATGATAGATCTGGATCGGCTATTTTTACACCTGCATATCCAGTAAAACCAGCTTGTGCTACCCCTCTTACAATTACTGGAGCTTTAGCAAATCCATAAGGAATAGCAACAGCTAATCCTAATCCTGCTTTAGTTTCTGGGAGAAATTGGGAAACAACTCTACCAGGGAATCCTCCTTTAGCTACCACTTGTTTAACAGCAACCAATTCTAGTGCTGGGGATCGAGGATCTTCTATTTTTCCTAAAACTCTCTCCCCTATAGTTTTAGGAGTAATAACATCAGCAAATCTTTGTCCAGGAGTACGATAATCAAAAAGAGTTACTATTTCTTTTTTCTTTTTTTGTTTTGTAGGAGGTGCTAATCTTTGAACTGGGACAGAAGTTACTACCTCTTGTGTAAATTCTTCAAATTGTCCAGGTACATCTTTGTAAGCTACAACTTTTCCTTGTTTTACTACTGCTTCTTTCTTTGGAAAGATTGTTGGTACTTTTTTTTCTTCTCTTTTGATCTCTGCTATTATTTTTCCTTCTGGTGTTACTATTACTTCTTTACCTTCTGGTGTTGTCATTGGTCCACTCGGAGCAACCTTCGGTTTTGGTTTTGGAGGAGGAGGAGGAGGAGGAGCTGGAGTCATTGGAGCTTTAACTGGAGTCATTGGAGGAGGAGCTTTAGGTTTTGGAGGTGTTGGAGGTCTTGCCGTTGCAACAGCCAACCATCCAGTAGGTCCTGTACCAGTAAACTCATATAAAATTCCACCTGATTTAACTTGTGTTCCTTTCCCACCAGATGGGGTGTATTTTGGTCCTGCATACTTATCAAGATCTTTAGTTATTGTTCTTCTACTTGTATCTTTTGCTTTAGGCTCTGCTTTTTGTTCTTTTCTGAACATATCCTTAAAAGCTGGATCATCTTTTGGAATAAGACCAGCTCTTCTTAATTGTTTTTCAGAATATCCACTTCTTTTAAGAAAACTTATTTGTTGTGAAAGTGATTTTTTACTTTCCAGTCCTTTTATCAAAGATTGTTTTTCTTTAGAAGTTATACTCTTAGACTTATGACTCATTTAATCACCCTTTGTAACAATGTTACATTTATAAACTTATAAAACTATTTAAAGATTACCATAAGGTGTAAAAATGGAGGAAATAAGAAAAGATGGGAATGTTAGTGAATGGAATGAAGGAAATTTAAAAAGTTTAAGACTTCATGAAGCTCAAATTATGATTAATACTGGAAAAATAAACCCTTTGAAAAGGATTGGAGATTCTTGGGGCTATGAATTATGGTTATCTGGGATAAATATTCTTTATGGTGAGGGGCAAAGCAAATATTCTGCATCTGAAATGGAAGTTATTGAAAGAATAAGAGATCTAACTGATAATTTAAAGAAAGTAAAGCCACCTTTTACTTTAGTTATTAAAAAAACAATGAGCAAATCATCAGAAAGAGCTATGCCTAACTATGAAAACTGGGAGCATTTAAGAAGAATCGCAGAATTATATGAACAAAAAGTTAAATTTTATAATGATAAGCACGGATTTTCCACAAGAAATCAAGGACATAGTGGTTTATTCTCATAATGGCTAGAGTTTATTTAAGATTAGAGGGAAAAAAGTGGGTAGAGACTCAACAATCAGACTTTTGGTTAGATAGAGCCTTATATGATAAGCTAAAATCATTGAAAAAGATACAATCTAAGGAATGGGATGGGGTAATCATCATAGATGGACAAGAAAGATCTGGAAAAAGTATTCTAGGCATGGCTTGTGGCTGGTATTTGTCTGGAGGGAAAATGACGGAGAAAAATTTTGCTACAGGTATTAAAGATTGTGCTAAAAAGATATCTGAGCTACCTGATGGTAGTGTTTTGCAAATAGATGAGGGTTCTTTAATGTTTTCTGGTAAGGATAGCCTAAATAAACAAGTAAAACAGCTTATGAAGATACTAGATGTTGTAGGACAGAAGAATATAATCTTTATTGTATGTTTACCCTGCTTTTTTGATCTAAATAAGACAATAGCAGTAAGAAGAAGTAAGTTTTTGTGTCATGTTTACCCTGATAAAGAATATAACAGGGGTAATTATGCTTTCTGGGGCGAAAATGCTAAGAAAAAGCTTTATAGGATAGGTAAAAAGAACTATGATTCTTATGCATATCCTGTTGCTACCTTTATAGGTAAGTTTCCCCACTTTAAACCTCCATTTTATGACAAATACATAAAAAAAATTAAGAAAGAGTCTCTGAGAGAGGTCTTAGAAGCTGGAGGGCATACTAATATTGAAGATACCCTAACTAAGGATCAAAAGAAATGGTTTTATCATAAATTATGGAAGAATGAACCTAAAATATTCACTAAATCTCGTCTATCAAGGGTTGAAGGGGTTGATCCCACTACTATCGGCTATTGGATTGATGAAATCGAGAAAAAAGAAGCTAAAAATACCGAAATCACTAGGGATTTAACTGAAAATAGTCATGTGAACTGAAATCTATAAAACCTTTAAGGTAGGGAATGAAATGTGCTACCACTTGAATCAAATGCTATTATAATAGGAGGTCCTCCCTTCCTGATGAATGAACCTGTACCTATAAATCTATGACCAAATTTATCTTCATAATAATTAGAAGCATAAGCTAATGGATCTTTAATACAAAGCTGATTGGTATAATTATAATAGAACTGAACTGCTACCAATACACAAGTAACCATAATAATAATAGTGATGATTGTTATCCAATCTTTACTACCACTATTATTATTATGGCTCATCTTATTTTAATCAGAATCTTCTTCGTCGTCAGAGTATTCTTCTTCTGCGATTTCGTTTCTTCTTTCTTCTGCTATCGCTATCCTCTCCAGAAGCTGATTCGTCTCTGCCCACTTTGACAATATTTGTATCGTTGCTTCCCCATGATGAGATAACTGATGGATCAACTTGTGGTGTTCTAACTCTGCTTCTTCTGAGTTCTCCTCTACTTGTGATGATTCCTGATCTGCTTTTGTTTTCTTCTTCATTGTATTGTTTGTTTAACCTCCTCAATTTAATTTTGTTATAGTGTGAAATAATAAAAAATATTATAACTAAAAGTATTATGGAGATTGCAATTACAGAAATTATTTCCATAGCCATTTTATGCTTGTATCAATCCACTCCCTCCACAAATGTTATCTAAACTTGATAATATTTGCCTTGAAGCATCTTGTACTTGTTGGGCTGTTTGAACAGATCCTGCAACACTAGAAGATATCTCTGCAATCTTATCTAATAAAAACCAAATACCAATTATCATAATAACTAGAAATAATCCACTCATCATAATAGTTCCATATTTCTCCATGAACTTGGGCTTGTTATATCTCTCTTCTATATTTTTTCTAATTGCGACATGCATATATCTCATGTCTCTGTCAATTGGTTCAACATCTAGCATACCCATCTGGGCATCTACATCACCTAAAACAACATTATACCAGTAACCATCTTGACCAACACAGAACCAATAGGTATCTTTACCCATCTTTCTCCCATAAGCAGTTCTATAAACCTTTTTCTTTTTCAGAAATAATAATTCTTCACCACCACTACCTAATTTAATTGATCTAGCTCTATCATTAAATATGGGCTGATAACCTTGTCCAGAAATATTTTCAAATAAAACTATCTTTTTATTATATAATTTTCTATCCATAAAAACAAAAATAATTATACCTCCTGCTAATACTATTACGAATATTGCAAATAAGATTGGTACAATCGCTGTACCTATTCCAAATTGAGGTACTTCGATCGGAATGTCTGCTAATCCTAAAACATCTACCATTTTAACCTCCTTTCATATTTTCTTTTAAATTCCAATATCTTCTCCCATGACCAAAAAAATTATAATAAACAAATGAAAATATGGTTAAAGGAAGAGTGATCTTAAATAAGAATCCTAATGCTGGTAAATACTCTTTCATTCTCTACTAAAAACCTCCCTCTTTAACTATCCTCATTTTCTCCCTCTTGTCTGTGTGAATGTGGGCTTTCTTAACCCCCCCCTTTTTTTTCTAGGTGTTTTGTCTTTTCCCCTCTTGCCTACATTCTTAGCAAATTTTAGTCCTTCTTTAGTTCTTTCTGATATTAGATTTCTTTCAAACTCTGCGAATGCTCCTATGATCTGCATCTGTAATTTCCCTGCTGATGTTGTAGTATCTATGTTTTGAGTGATAGCTATGAACTCAATCCCTTTAGAATTAAACTCATCAATTAAAGATAAAAGATGTTGAAGTGATCTCCCCATTCTATCTAATTTTGTTACCATGATAGCTCCAAACTTATACAATCTCATGTCATCTAGCATCTCATTAAAGGCTGGTCTTGAGGACAAAGTCCCAGTATATACATCCTTATAAACTTTGTAAACTTCATAGTTGTTCGCTTCACAATGAATATTGCATAATTCTATTTGTTTATCATAATCTTGATGTTCAGTACTTACTCTTACATAAATTGCTACTTTCATATTAACTTCCTTGCTTTGGGTTTAGTTCTTATAATAGTCCAACACTTTAGACATAATTTTTGAGCTCTACCCCCATCTTTTTTATATATCTTATTACATTTAATACATAATCCCATTATTCACCTAACCTTTGTTTTAATCTAGTATAAGTTCTATCAATCTGAACTGCAGTATAATTCTTTCCAGTTAAATTAAAATATCTAGTTGCATAAGTTTCGATAATGGGTTCTAGTCTTTTCATTCTTGCTACTGTACTTTTATGTTCATCTAATAATTTTTCTAACTTTGTTTCTATTATTTCTTTATCATCCATATATAATTCCTAAAGCAAATCCTATTACTAATAATAAGATCCACCATGCTATTTTCATCATTCTCCTAGTTCATCATCCATATAATTTAATCCTGCTCTACTTCGGTAAGTTGATATGCACCTGTTGTAAACCTTGCTACAATCTGGAGAACAAGTTACAGCAGTTTTAGGTCTTTTATACTTTCCCAATGCTCCCCTACTCTTCTTAGTATTGTAAACTTCAAATTTTTTACTACAGGCTGGACATCTTCTTTGATATTTTTTCATTTTATTTTGAATATGAAACCCACTTACACTTTTCTGGTCTTATGACGAGACTAACCATTATCAACCCAGGTTAGGGATAGACTGGATAGTGTAAGTGGGAAAAAGAGGTGTATACTTCGTGTATTCACACTTGCTAGAAAGCCAATGGCTTTCTAATTATCAAATTGGTGATTTGATAACTATGATTTCAAACGACTATGCTTTTAATATTGATAGCATCTACCATTTTTCCCTCGCTTGTTCTTGTTTTATAAGTCTCTAAAAATACTTTCTTTCCGATCCATTTGCTGGTATCAGATCCTAAAGTATCTGCAATTATTCTTGCATTGGTTTTGCTACAGTCAAAGGTGATTTCTTTCTCATTAAATTCTCCTTTCAAATGTAGTCTTTCTCCTCCAAATTTACTCTCTTGAAAAATTCCTTCATCTGTTATAATTAAAGTAGCTTCTGGATTATCTACGACATCTTTAGCTTTTAGAAAATCTCCTGTTGCTTGTATGTATTCATTCAGTTCCATTTTGCTCATTACCTCCTTTCAGTTTATTTAAGTCTAATCTTTTCCTGTAACCAGAGTTTCTACTATCATCATAATGTCTAAATCTTGGGCTTCTATGAGTCCTACATAATTTGCAATATTTTGAATATTTCATGTTAGTTTGGTAAGTGATTAAGCAATCCTTACATACTTTGTTTTTTTTCATCTTCAATTAAGTTATAAATCTGCTCCATAGGATCATTTAATTGATTTTTTTCTTTGGTTGGTTCTTCTTTTTCTGGTTTTTTCATTATTTTACCTTTTTGTTTTAAAAAATCAGTAATATCATAATCTAAAGATCCAGAAAATTCATCTGAGTAATCTTTTAGCTCTTTTTTTGTTAATTTAAATAATTCTGGAGCATATATAAGGAAATTTCTTTTCTTTTCTTTTCTTTTTTCATCTTCCCTTATCTTTTCATGTTCTAATTTAGATTGTTCATCATTCTGGATCAATTGAAGTTGAGCTATCTTCTGTCTAAAGTATTCTTGTTGGGCTTGAGCTTCTGATTCTTTTATTTTAGCTTCTTCTAATTTATTTGATAATTCTACTATGCTCTTCTCAGTTCCTCCCCCATAATCTAATATTTTTATCTTAAACCATGATGATAAGTTAAATTCTGGATCTTTCTCCTTAATTTTTCTTATAAATTTTTCAGTTTCTTCATCAGTATATATGCTTCTCATTTTTTGACCCCATCATTTCCAGTGGAACTTTTTTAATCTTACTATCTTATATATATTATATATATATATTTATATATATATATATATCACAAAAGTAAAATCGTCATTTTTTATTTTCCATATCATTTATAAATCTTTCGGCTGTTGGTGTGTGATTCTTTAAAATAAAATAGTCATGAAGATCTTTTAACTGCTCAGAATTAGAATTTGCGAATGCTTTTAGTAGTTGATTTTTATAGAAATCTTTTTCAATTACCTCTTTAATTTCTTTTTCAAGCACCTCTTTTTCCATTTTAATCCAATACTCCTTTGGGAATATCCCAATAAGCTGAGATGCAATTTGGACAAACTCTAGGTCTACTCGCTTTTCTAGGCATCCATGCATGTTCGCATCTTAAACAGCTATATTTTTTTACAATTATAGTAGTATCATCCTCCTCTTTTTCATTAACTCCCATCATTTATTTAACAACCATACTTACTATTTAAATGTTTCTAAATAAATCCCCCTAGCATAGGAATAATGCTAGAGGGAGAAAAGAGGTGTAAGTATTAAGGGAGATCGTGCCTAATTATTTTTTTATATCTCGCTATTCTTTTCTTCTTTTTCTTTTTGGCTTTTTTATATGATGCTATTCCTTTTGCACTATAGGAATAATGTTTACCATCTAGTAAGGGCATATTATTTTTCCTCCATTGTATTTAATTGTTTTGATTATAAAAAAAAGTAAAAAAAAAAAATAAAAATTATTTACTTTCTTAAAGTGCTCCTCCACCACCTACTCCCATTGCTCTTGAGTTTCTTACAAGAAGCACTAATGCTCCGAATAGGAAAACTACTGCAACAATCAGTAGAATTGTGGGAATTTTTTGCGAGATGTTATCTAATCCTGTAGTAAAGTTAGCTGTTAAATCGTCAGTAGCATTGGATTCTATTGTTGATGTTCCTAATAGATTTGCACTAGACAAAGTCTGCACAACTACTAGAATAACAATAACTCCAATGATCAATCCACCAACACCCATTACAGTACTTGTAACAACTCCTCCAGTCTTATTCTTCGGTGTGATTTTCTTTAATTCTTGTTTCATTTTGAATTTATAAAGAACTACCACCACCTACTCCCATCTGGGCTGAGTTTCGTACTAATAACACCAATGCTCCGAATAGGAAAACAACTGCGACAATCAATAGAATTGTTGGTATTTTTTCTGAAATGTTACCTATACCATCTGTAAAGTTTCCTCTCATGCTAGTTACTGCAGTTTCTTCAGTCGAACCACTTGTTAATAAATTAGCATTAATTAAAGTCTGGACTATTACTAGAATAACAATAACTCCTATAATTAATCCACCAACACCCATTACAGTACTTGTAACAACTCCTCCAGTTTTATTTTTGGGGGTAATTTTTCTTAATTTTTGTTCCATATTTTATACCTCCTTACATTGATTAACCATCTAGTAGATAAGCAAGGTTAGATATTTAAAGAGATGTTAACAATGTTACATTTAGATTTCATTTCTATTTCTATCTAAAAATAACCATATTCCAGAGAAGATTGTTATAACAACCACTACAGAAAGTACTTCTATTTGTATTAAACCTAAGGTAAGTGTTAAGGGAAGTGCTATTAATAATGTTGTTAATGATGCAATTGTAGACCACATAGGAATATCTGCTGAACCTATCCTTCTTTTTTGAGCTGTCGCTCCTCCTAAAAGCATTGTCAGATATACAAATGCTAAAAAGTAGGAAGTAAATTCTGGTACAGCAGTTACAGTACCTATTAGTAACTCGTCCATTCCTGAGCTTAGATTTGGGGGATTGTATATAGCCATTTTTATTAGTCTGGGTTTTTACCTGCCCATGTTTTCCATATTAATAAGAGAGCAACTATTACTAAAAAGGATAGTAATGCTGTTAAACCTACTGAGACTGCACCTGATCCATCTGATCCTTCTAATAAGGTAGTGCTTGTGATGAAGATAGCTTTTATTCCTCCACTAACTGAGGAAAATCCTGTAAAAACTGCACTAGATATTTTTTTGAATATACCTCCAGTTTCTGTTGATTCTGATCCAGGAGCTATGGAATTATCTGGACTCATAAATGATTGTGAGGAATCATTAATTTGATCTACACTAATTATAATCTCATTTTTTAAATCACTACCTAACTGAGATAAATTTCCAGCACCTGGATCTGATAATTTTATAGCAACATCATTTCCTTCTCCAAACTCTCCAGCAAATCCAATTACAGCTATTGTAAAAACCATAATCATCATAAAACTTCCTATGAATTTTATTTGCCCCATTATGATCTCTTTGCTCCTTTAATTAACACTATAATTATTGCTAATATTAACCACATAATTCCAGCAGATAACCCTACAGCATTACTTACATTACCTGTTACCATATTAAATCCTAATAATAATACCATCCCTATCAC